CACTTCCGGGGTGATGCTGGCAGCCGTCTGGTAGTTCACACCCATACCGGTCTGCCGCACTGTGGCAATGACACCCTGTGTAAACACCGGGGGCGGAGCAAAATCACGAGTGTAGTAGTGAAAGTCGCTGGCCGGATCCCCTGGGGTACGACGGTAGCGAGCTCCCTTCTTGTAGCCCAGCTGCTCGAGCGCAGCGCCCTTAATAGCGCCGGCCACAATGATCGAGGCTCGAGAGTCGACACTTAACGGCAGACTGTCCTTCCAGTAGGCATACCGGTATTCATTCCGGAAGTGTTCCTGTTCAGCCTCCTTCACCTTTTGCAGCATACCAATGAGGTTGTTCATGGCCTCAGAGTGCTGGGTGAAGTATTTGCCCACTGTGGCTCGCTCAGAGGCCGTCAGGAAGTCGATCGCATAGAGCGTCACCAACTGATCCACATCGGCCACAAGCGCGTCAGAGGCTGTCTGGCGCTGTCCGTTGAGGTTGTCTGCAATGGCTCGGGCATTACGGAGCAGGGGCTGTGCCGATCCCGGGCGAACATCCCGGTGAACGAGGTAGTAGCCCAGATTCTTGGCATCCACCCAATTATTAACTTTAGCTTCAAGAACGGTGATCATCCGTTGCCGTTCAGCATCGTTAAGGTACATCTCTCGGGCGGCTGTACCGAGGACAGCCACATCCAGCCGGCCAAAGCTCTTGAACAGGGTGTGCCAGCCGTCGAAGTCAGCCGGGAACAGCTTCTTCAGGGTCTTGGGCAGGGTGGTGTCGAACAGGGCTCGAGTTCCCTGGATAGCACTCATGAGCTCGTTGTGGGCTCGGTAGAGGTACTTACCATCTCCCAGGGTACCCATGACGGCTGCCATCAAATCCTGGAGCCAACGCTGGTCCGTGTGGGTGTTCACTGCGGCAATGAGAGTGTTGCCAAACTTCTCGGCACTCTTCTCATTCAACAGGGCACTGATACCCGTGGTGAGGTTGGACAGTCGGGCATTTTGCATCCGGTTGGCAATGGCTTGGGTACGGTCACCAATCTTTTCCATTACCGTGCTGCCCAGCCTGTCCAGACGAGCCATGGGCAAACCAAGGTAGCTGTTGTTGTACTCACGGTCGATCAAGGCGCTTTTCAGTGCCTTATCGATCATCTCCTGAACTGAACTGGAGCGAGCATTGTTCAGGGCACGATCCACCCAGTCACGGAGTCGGGGAATATCTGCCCGTTCCTGTACCCAGATGGTTTCCAGCTGGGCCGCAAACGTGGTGTCCACAGCGGCTAGTGCCATGACGGAAGCCACCACATCCGGGGCTCCATTGAAGAGATTCTTCAAGGCATGCTTCGGTAGTGTGGTTGAAACAAATTCCTCGAGCTCAGGCGGACGCTTGCCCACACGCAACACCGTGAACAGACGGTTGAACATCTGTTGCTGTGGAACCGTCAGGTTGAACTTCGTTTGGATCTGCGGCAGGAAAGTTTCAGCAAACGTCTTGCCGATGGTCATCCGTTCGTCCTGAACCATTCGCTGGAACAGATCCACGAACGCATCCATGCTCATCTCGTCGAGATCATCGATCGCTGAGTCACGGGCCATGGATTCATACATGGGTGCGTCATACCGAGGCTCACTCGGCAGGTTCGTAGCCAGCTGATGGAACACACCCATCACTTCGTCAAGGAAGGTGGGGGGAACATCAATACGGATGAACCGGCTCAGGATCTGGCGAACACGAGTAACTACACGTGTGATAAAGCCAGGAGAGAGCTCTGCAATTGCACTTTGGTCAGAGATGACGTAGGTGAGCATCTCATCCAGGGCCGCTGCATCGTTCCCCTGGAATTCGAGGCGACGCATTACGCTCTGAATGAATGCCACTCGGCCTGTGCCCTGCAAGCTCTTGAACCGGTTGCTCAGCTGCAGCAGGTCATTGATCGGACCCCGCAGCTCTACCGGAACAAGGTTGATGTTGCTGAAGTAGTTCGACAGGTGACGGGTGAAGATCGTATGAATCACTTCATGCAGCATCACTTCAGGCGAGGCTACAGCCAATGTGACATTGCTGTTGATGGCCGTTGCATTAACGCTGCCAAAGCGGCGGGTATGACCATGCTCTTCACGCAAGGTGTTCCACTGCTCTTCGGTCATCGCCAGGTGAACCATCAAATCTGCCGGCAACAGGTTGCGAATACGCTTCCACACTGCCTGCTGAATCCGGGAAGGCCAACGTACCTGATCCAAAGCAGCAATGACGCCGGCCCTGTCCAGTCTGCCATTACGCACATCGAAGAACGTACGCAGAGCTGAATCAGACCTGGGAGTTGCCTGCTGTGCACGACTGGTGAGTCGCACGCTTCGGAAGATCGGGCGATCACGTCGCAACACCGTACCGGTGGCAATGGCTTCATTCACTTCTTCGCGGCTGTAGTCCGCGATGATTAAACCAGCGTCAATGGCACGGATGTACATCTTCAACGCGCTGGGGTGCACAGACCGGTCAGAGTCCATGGGCTTTCCAGCATCGGCGGCTTGCTGCAGCATCTTGAGCAGACGCTTGATGCCAGCACCCTTCTCTGCTTTGAGTGAATTCCAGATGTTGGTGACGGACCAACGCTCACCAGTCATGTTGACATCGATCAAGCCCTGTTCATCCTCAGTGCGAGTTGAACCCGGCTGCTTGTACTGGTCAGGATAGAGTCCGTCCTCACGGCGGCCTGTCTGAGACAGGTCAACTGTCTCTGGCTCAACCCACTCGTCTTCAACCAAAGACAACTCATCAAGGTTGTCTCGAGCTTGATCACCCTTAACTGTTGCACCTAATCCACCACCCATCTGGATGATGGTGTGGGTACGTCCTTCGGTGAGCTCTCTCCAGCCCTGACGCTGCTGGGCATAGAGCGTCTGGAAACCAGTCTTGGCTTCCATGACCGCTTTTCGGAAGTCGTCATCCTTCTGGAATGCCTGCAGCGGGTTCACCTTGTTCCAAGCCTGAACCACTTCCTTCAGGAACTCTGGATCATTCTTGTTTTGCTCCAGGAGCTGCTGCATATCTTCCAGCAAGCGGTGGAAATCACGCAGTACGTCGAACTGGGCAGTGCTCCATACAGCTTCATTCAGGGCTACACCTCCCTGCATGAATTCGGATACGCGCCATTCAATGCCGTCGAACACGTCAGTGATCTGTTGGTACACCTGCATGAGCATGGCACCCATGGCAGCGTCACCGGCACCAATGGTCAGCTTGGCCAGCACACTCACACCCGGAGGCTTCGGCGCAGGAATGTCGAGGTTGCCCTCGAGGTTGGTTCCAAACCCTGGAACCGTTGAGCCACTGTCATTGGCAAATTCTGTGTGGTTCAGGCTGACGATGTTCTTGCCAGCCTGGGTACTAAAGGAGATGTTCAGCGTCTTGTCGTTGATGCGCTGATACTCATCACTGCCCAGTGCCCAGTCAGGACCGGCTTCATTGGCATCACGTGCTTCAGCCAAGGCCCGATTCCACTGTACCTTCTTCATGGCAAAAGCCAGATTGGTGATGTTCACCAGCGAGTTAGTGACCGGAATCACTCCCGGTTTCACTTCGGCATAGCCATCCTTGAGAGATGCAGCGAGCGTGCCCAAGGCATAGTGCCAACGAACACCACCCTCTGAACGACGCTCAAACGGAGTGTTGAACTCGTTCATGCCATCCATCTCGGATGCAATGGCATTCAAGGCCGTTGTAGCAGCTTTCAGTTCTGCCTGTGCTGTAGACAACGTTTCCTTCGTACCAGTCTGTTCAAGCCGTGCCACTTTGGCCATGGCTCGATCGATCTGACGTTGCTGCTTCAAGTAGCTCTTGATCAGGTTGCTCGAAGCCAACTGCCACAACTGGCTCTTGATGCCATTCGTGCCGGCACCGTACTGAACCGGGATGGCTCCCGTCTTGCCTGCCAACCGTTCAAAGGTCCAGCTGCCATCGCTAGTTCTGGATGCCAGACCCACGGTGACCAGCAATGACAGGGCATTGTCACGCCAAGCCAAGGGCACTTTGCCCTTAGCATTGGGCTTGCTGCGGATAGCCAGGAAGTAGGGTAGGGCAGCTCGATTGATGCGTTCATAGAGGTCGCTGCCCCTGAAACGTTCAGCATTGGACACTCGCTTTCGTTCTGCTTCCCAGGACGTGTTCTCCTTGTCAAGGAACATGCCGCCCTGCTCGAGATTCACCGGAGTCCTCACACCCAAACCAAAGAACAGCTCAGTGTTGAAAGCACCGTTGGTCTTGCCGTCGATTTCAAACGGCAGGTAGTTGGCGAACCCAGGCTGAGTACCGTGTTCCAGCATGTTGCCCAACGTGATCAAAGCATTGAGTTCACGAGGCGACCAAGCCTTGTCCTGCTTCAGTGCCTGACGAACGGCTGCCGCATCATTGGTTTTCATCGCAGTATGAAGCTTGCGAGCCTTCTCTTCGAAAGGCTGACGAATCTCCTCCCATGCCGCCAACACTTCGGTTGGCCCTAACACATCGGTCTTGACGCCGAATGCCTGGGCAATCGTCATCTTCAAGTACATCATGTGCCGGCTGTCGACCGAGTTGCCATAGTCGTCCGTGATCGGAGACAGGTTCAGCATCTCGTAGGCAGACGAATAAAGGTCACGAATGAGCTTGTAGCTCTGCGGACCCATGATGCTCTTGGCACGGTTGTTCAAACCAATGTGATACTTCATGAAAATCGGCTTGGTGCCGTTTTCAGTCAGCTTCTCGTATTCATTGGCAGCACTGATCTGGATGCCCCAGCCATCCTTCAAGCTGTTCAGGTATTTGGCTACACCTGGGGGCATTTGGCTGAGTGCCTTCTTGTCCCACGAACCATAGTAGCCCGTGAGCAAGGCGGTAATGCCAGACGGTTGTAGAATTTCCAGCAGCTGCTGCATTGGACGGTTGTTGTAGTGAGCCACCTTCTGACGGTTTGCCAACCCAATGCGAATGCGCTCGCTCAAGCCAATGTTGGTGAACTGGATTGTGCCATCGACATCCGTAATGGGTTCGGCTGATGCCTCATACACCGTCTGACCGCCCCACTTCTTCATGACGCGATCGATCATCGGCACAAGTTTTTTGGCATCTTCCAGAGTTTGCTCAGCCAGCTCGATCACCTGAGTCGGCCTACCATTCGGACCCACAACCCGCTTCAGGCCCACTTCACCATTGTGCGTCTCGAGCTGGAACGTGCGCTTCTCAGGATCGAGCTCTGCACTTTCCTCGATGATGGCCTGCAAAGCCATCAAGCCATAGGAACGAGGCAGTCCCTGAGTGAACGTCAGACTGGCTGTACGATTGGGTTTGAGGCCCAACAGTAACATTGCATCACGTGCAATCTCGTTGGCCCATGCAGCGGGATAGGCTTCCCGGCGAATCTCAACCAAGCCGGCATCACCGGCCGCTGTGGCATCCGTCGTGCCATGAAGTTCTTCGGACACGCCACTGTCAGCGTACACGCCTTCATACCGAGCTCCGATACGAACAACGTTTACGGCTGCAGCATAGGCGTACGCACGCAATACTTCAGGCGGAACAGACAACGTTCCGTCTGGATTCTTGAGCCACCAATGCGATGCAACACCAAACGCCCGTTGCAACAGCGTCTGTTCATCAGAGGTAAGGCGAGTAAAGCCAGCCTTCATCACCTGCGGCATCTTGGCCAAGATCTTGTTGGCCATGCTATCCAGGATCTGTCGATCAGCTTCATTCAACTGAGCCAGCATGTCATCCAGTGAATGCGCTTCCTTCACCTTGAAAGCGTCTTTCCACTTCTCGCTTAGCCAGTTTTTGACTTCGAGGAGCGCATTCCGTACAAATGACGTAGCAGATTCCTGAGCAGTGTCGCTATCAACACCATCGTCAGGAATGCCAGCAGGCTCTTCTCCACTATCTTCTCGAGCCAACCGAGCCTCAGCTTCTGCTTCATAGGCTCGTCGTGCCTCGTCTTCAGCTCGGGTTTCTCGCTCTTCTTCGGCTCGTCGTTCGGCTTCGGCTCGATCATTGGCAGCTTGCTCCTCTTTGAGACGAGCTTCTGCAGCTGCCTCAACGGCTTTGATTGCATCTCGCTCAGCCTGGGCTTCTGCCTTGGCTTGAGCACGGAGTTCACGACGACGGGCATTACGTGCCTGTCGCTTTTCTTCTTTGGTCTGTTCTGGAGTCTTTTCGACGACAGCCGACACCGACGCCGTAGGCGCAGGCGTAGCCGGAGCCGCAGGCGGCGGAGGAGGCGTGGCAAGCTTAGCCTCTTCCTCAGCCAGAATCGTTTGAGCCAACTCACGATTGGCTTCAGGTACCGTCAAGGTGGTGCCATTCACCTTGGCAGCCGTTACGCCGGCTTGTACCAGGCGTTTCACAGCCGCCATGCCTACCTTGACACCACTCGTCGTGAACGATGCTTCAGGAGCCTTAGGCTGCGTTTTGGCTTCAGCCTTTTTCTCTTCAGCAGCTTGAGCTGCCTTGCGGGATTCCTGACGGCTCTTGATCACCGCAGCTTGCTTGGCACCCTTTTCCTCGTTGAACGGGAATAGGTGAGGGTAAGCTGCCTTGATCGCATCATACTCAGCACGGGCATCTGCCACGTCCTCAAGCACAGCCTGAGCTACATCCATTGAACCAGTGATGCGCTGTCCGTCCTTACCTGTACGGTTGGGCCACAGGACAAACGGCTTGCCAGTGAGCTTGCCATCCTCCCCCAAGGTGTTGGTGCCTTCCACTTCAACCGACGTTAGGCTCTTGTCATTCTTGAGCTTGTCGATTGCATCCTGGAATGCTTTGCCACGAGCCTCAAGATGACTCATGAACATTGAGAGGTTTTGAATGGCACGTACTGGAGTGGTGGTATCAGTCTCGCTCAGACGCGGAGCGACCGTCAGCACATCCTGCACATACTGCTGAATGCCTCTGAGGAGCTTACGCTTTTTGCCGTTCGTCTCGAAACCACTCTCGAGAATCTGTTCGCTCACTTCCTGAACCTTGGCGGAACGGGGAGCTCGTTTAGCCACCTTCTCTCGTAGTGTTTGGAGCGTATTCACGACTTTACGCAGCGGAGTCGGCAATGCCTTGTCCGGTACCCGGGTAATGTCCGTAGCTGAGACAGCTTCAATCACTGCCTGACTCTTGGCATCACCTTGATTGGCTTTCTGTGCATGTTCCGTGATCTGCTGATCGGTAAGAGAAGCCAGGGTTTCCTGAGCCTCTTCCACCTTACCCACCTCAGTCAGCTCACCTGCACGAGTGATTGCTTCCACCTCATCTGCTTCGGTAGTGGCTTTGCTGATGTCACGCTCAATAGCAGCCGCTGCCAGTACCGTGTTGGTTGCAGCAACAACCGGATCATTCTTGTCTTCCGGAGCGGCAATTGGCGGAGCCTCAAGGTTCAGTTGATACTGTTCCTCGCTGGGCTCTTTCTTTTCGATCGGCGTTTTTTGGCGATTGCCTTCCCGTGCAGGCGCTTCAGGCGTTGTTCCTTCTGTGTTGGTGTTGCCATTTAATGCCTCCTCAATCACCTTGTCTGCCGTTGAAGCAGCAGTGGTATCTATCGGGGTAGGCTCACTGGGTGAGCCTGTCGGTTGAGTAATACTCTGTTCAGCGGCCGTGAGTTCGGCTTTCAGGGCAGCCCACTTCAAACGCCAAGTGGCGGGATCATCTTCGCCTTCAAGAGCCGTAGCTGCAGCCTTCACACGCTGCATGGCATCAGACAGCGGAATGGCCTTCTCCAGGGCGGCAAAGCGAGCATCCACTTCAGGCCCTTCGGCCGCCAACACTGCATTGAGATCAAGGGCCGGCGTCTCAGACTCGGCAGGCGTTTCCACTGTCGCTGCAGCTGCTGCGGTAGCCGCCGCTTCAGGGAGCGTGGCTTTGGCCGCAATCTTAGTTCCTGCGACGCTGCCCACAGACTTGAGGCCCTCGAGCACACCCATGCCCAGTGCCTTAGAGGTATCGCGGATGAGGCCAGGGCTACGCATGCCTGCGGTGAATGCAGAGCTGATGGCGAGGGCTTCACCCACTGCACCACCCGTGCCTTCCATCACTGGACGCCCTGCCAGTACGTTGTCCGCCATGGTTTGGCCAAGAGCCATACCACCTTCTTCGATCATCTCAGCGCCTACCGCTGTTGCAGTCGGCACCAGAGCATCACCCAAGAACTGCGTAGCTGCACCACCACGCTTGATGCCCAGAGGATCCAATTCGAATCCAGGCGTCACTTTGCCGAGAACAGCACCCAAACCAAGGCTGAATGCGCCGGCCAAACGGGCTTGACGCAATGCTTCCTGAGCATCACCGGTTTCTGCTAGAGCTCGCTGATACGTCTGGCCGTAAGCGCCGGAACCTTCCAGTACACCACTCAATGCAGCGATGCGATTCACTACAGCCGGGGTTTCTGTACCGGTGGCAACTCGACTCAGGACTGATGCCGTACCCACTTTCGCAGCAGAGCCCATGGCTTTGGCCACGGGACCGATCGCAACGTAGGGAAGCTGCGAAGCGAGGTCTGCACCAAGGTTATTGCCACTGAACACGCGAGAAACACGTTCAGTGAGGCCAGCCAGTTCTCCGCCTTCAGCGGTAGCTTCAGCAACCTTGGCTTCATCTCTTGCACGTTCAGCCAGGAAGGCAGGAGAGCGGAATTCATCCAACGCTCGAGAACGCTCCACAGCATCCTGAAGCGTATGTCCAGGAGCTGCGGCCAGCGGAATACTGGCGATGGACTGAAGGGTGTCAAGAATGTTTACTGCAGCGTCTTGTGCAGTGTGGCGTTCAGACTTGCGGCTGATTTCTTCCAGCTCGCTAATGACCGCGCTAGGGTTGATCAGTTTGGACGAATCGGTTCGCTCTTCGTAAGGAGCCAACTCAGTCAGCTTGGTCATGAACGTACCCTAGTTGTAATCAAGGTCGGGCTTGTAACCCGACCCGGAGTTTACTTGAGGGAACGTAGTTCTGCTACTTTCTCATCAAGCTTTCGAGCTGTAAGGCTGGCTTCCCGAGACATCCGATAGCCCGTATTTTTCGTCTGCTCATCCAGCCGCTGCTGCAGCAAGGCGATGTCCGTACGCAGGGCTCGTTCCCGGAAACCAGGATCTTTCTTGATGGCCGTTTCCAGGCTCTTGGGTACGGGAGCCTTGTCCCCGAATCGAGCACGGACAAAGGCAGCTCGAGTTTCACGCTCGAGAGTGTCGATGTCGGTCTTGGTAGTCGCATCGATATTGGCAATGTTCTGCTGAACCTGTGCCAAGCCACCGGCCTTCTGCAAGGTCTGGAAACGCTCGATACCGTTGATGACACCCTGATTGATGAAGCCAAACGAATCAAGCGGTGCAAAGGACGATGAGCTGGCTTCAACCAGCTGATACGCCACTTCTCGCGGAAGACTAAGCTTGTACTCGTTCTTCGCGTAGTTCTGGATCGCTTCAGTGCGCTGCTTGAAGTCGTCACTATCCCACTTGGGTGTAAAGATGCTGGCACCGATGTCCTTGTTTCGCTCCTGGAAGATTCCCCAGGCAGCCATGTCATCAGCTTTCGTATCCCGGTACGGATTCTTGGCCAGTTCTTCGCCCACCTTCAAGGCATCTTCATACTGGGCCTTGGCAATGTTGCCTTCCTGAATCGCAACCTGCGCACGACGGGTATTCACCTCAGCCACATCTTGTGCCGAAACACCGAACATAGTCGGAGCACGTCGTTCAGCTTCTGTCGGGACATTGCCCTTCAGTGTCGTCACGCCAAGCTCACGGCCGGCACTCAACAGGTGACCCATCTTCTGGCCGGTCAGGTAGTCCGTCAGCCAACGATCCTGCACTGCCGCATCTTCTGCAGCACCTTCGTTGCCGAAGTAGCGCACGATTTCGTTGAAGACGCCCTGTTGCTTGAGACGTTCAGCTTCATTGTTTGCGGCTCGGACATCTGCGTTCTTTCGGATACGCAGTTCGTCATCAAGGCGCTTCTGCTCACGATGCTGTAGCTGCCAGCTATCAATGAGCTTCAGTGCACGTTGACCACCAGCCGTCTTCCAACGAGGATCGGTCTGGTCAATTTCAAAAGGCTTGCCAGCCAAGGCCGCTTCTCGATACGGCATGGCCAGATCTTCGGATTCGCGGGTAGCCTTGATGTCATCCAGGCTTGCCTGACGCTCGTCAATCTCGAGGAGCGTGGCGTTCTTTTGCAGACCCTTGATCTCCTTGTCGAACAGCTGCGCTTCACGTGCATTGGCTGCACTGGCAACTGCCAGGGGATCAAACTGCCACGTCGTTGGCGTAGCCGCCTGCTGAGCAAGGGGATCATCACTGTTGGCAATGGCAGCAACTGCCGCACCGGTAGCAGCGGCTTTGATGTCCTGATTGGCTTTGCCAAACACCTCACCGACGTTTTCAAAGCCTTCAGCCGCCTGCCGGCCTGAGCGCAACAGAGCTTCAATGGCTCCCACATTGGGAGCTGCGTTCACATTCTGCCAAGTGATTGGACGAGCCATGAGTTAGCCACCCTTAGCGTACTTGGAGCGATCGACCAACTGTGCAGCTGCTAGAGCAGCCTGACGCTCAGCCTCACTATTGTAGTGACGACCTGAGATGCGATCACCCACTTCAGTGTTGTAGCTTTGTGTCTGGTTCGCCAGGTTGATGTTGAATTCCTTCCGCTGTTGATTGAAGGCTTTCTGAGCAAGACTCAAGCCCTTCAGACCGGTGTACGCCTGCGTGAGGCCGCCCAGAGTCTGCAGGCCCCCGAGGATAAGGGCACCGTTACCGCCCAGGAATGAGCCCAGCTTGGTACCGAAACCAGCGTCAGTCGGCAGACCAGCGCCCCAAGGTGTAAAGGCGTATGGGTTATTCCAGGTCGGTGCCGTGGCAGCAGGGAACTCGTAGCCACTGCCAATGCTTTGCAGACCCGGCAGACTGCCTGCGTTACCCGTCATCCAGTTAAACGACTGCGGAGCCGGCGTTACACTGAGGGCATCCCATCCACCCGAGGGTGTACCCGAGAAGGAAAAATCATATGAACCGTCTGCTTTCAAGCCCATGGGAAACACCCTCCGACAGATACTGCGTAGATTGAGTTAGGCGAGCCTTGGAGTCAAGGTCAACTCGCTTAAGCTCGAAATAGGCAGAGTGAGTTTGTATGTTAAGGTATCAGTGAGCCCCAAGGTTCGAGCCAAGAAATCTTCCATGCTTTCCCGGGGCATGAACCACTCGCTCTGGATGAGGTCTTTCATGGCGTCATCCGGGAACCACTCCGCCATCAGCTGCTCCAGCTCCTTCATCGGATTGTTGGGGCTGTTGATGTAGTCATTCCATGTGCTTTGGGCTTCCCTGAGTAAGGCCATCTCGGTACTGGTGTAGACAGACAAACCACCCAGAATGGCATTCGTGACGTTGAGGACAGTCATGGGCAGAGTGGCCGGAGCGATGTTCATGCCGAGGGCTCCAAAGCCCTGGCCCATCGCCCATGTCATTGCAAGGGTTGCAATCACAGCGACCACAGCACCCCAAGCCGGTCCCCACTGTTCAGCCGCGTATTCGCCGGCCTCTCGAGCCACAAATGAGATGGCAAATCCGGCACCTATTACGATACTTGCCGTAATGATTGCAGCTACAGCTGAGGCCACTGCCAATGAGGAAATGACACCTGTACCTCCAGCATACAATGTGCCTACCAAGCCGTGATAGATACCTTCAACCCAACCACTGAGTGTGCCCCAGCTCCACACAATGATGACGACAGCAACAATGAACATTACGAGCTTGAACCAGTCTGTCTCGTACCACTTCTGTTTCACGATTTTGTAGCAGTTGAGTACCAGCCAGAAGGCTTCCTGAGAAAGCTGTAGACGTTCTCGACCGGACAAGCCACCAAACACTTCGTATTCAAGTGGCAGAATGAAGCCACTGCCCTGATCGCCATCTACATCATTGAACGCAGCCCACACTCCACTTTGTACCTTGTTCTTTTTGTAGACGTAGTTCTCATGCCACAGACCACAGACACACAGTTCTCCGTAAGTGGTCGGAGACAGGCGCTTGCGCAGGTAAAGTTTCGTGGCGTCATACTCCACGTGCTTCAGGATGCGACCACCCTGATAGCGAGCATCCAACACGACTTGGGGACCACATTCGACGACGTACGGAGCGGTCAATGTGCCTGTCTTCTCCTCATAGCTGATGTATCGCCATGAGATGATCATATTCACCGAGTTCTTCGTGTCATCAGGATCCAGGATGTGAATACTTTGGGCCGGACAACTATCGGCCTTATTCATCGAACTGGTTTGGCCGTTGTACTGAGCCACCCAAGCATCAAAGGCTGCCTTGTTCGCTGGGAAAGCTGTGTACAGCCGCTCGAAATAGCGATAGTGATACTCCGCAGCTGCAGCCGTAGGGCTATTGATTCGTGTTCCCGGCTGAATGAAGGCGTAGTCGATCTGCTTCTGATCCGGGTTGTCCTTCAACTTGGCCAGGATGAGATCGATGTCGATGTCGAATTTCTGGGCGTACCTCTTGCTGGTCTTGTAGGCCGCAGTGGTTGCCCAAGGCGCATCGTGAAACAAATCTTCATCCAGGTAATACGCTTTCTTGTTGGTCTTGGCTTTCTTAAGCACAATGGCCGGGAATGTTCCAGACACCGGCTGATCCACAACCCGCAAGAAGATGTTCAGGCGTGCATCACTACCGCCAAACTCATAATACGTTGTTTTGGCAGGTGCACCGTTGAGCACAGACTCAATGACAATACGCGGCTGAACCGACTCCATCCCCAAGAATGAAATCTCGGAATACCACTTGTTAATCACAACCACCGAGGTATCGGGATTGGTGAACGTCAGCTTCCAACCCACATCATCAGGATGGTTCAGTTCATCGGCCGGCAGTGGCTCATACGCCAGGAGTGCACCGACAGCCAATCCGTTGTTGGCTTGGTACACCTCCTCTTCAAAGAAGTCGTACTTGTAGTCAGTCTCTACCAACTGTCGCATGCGAGTGTCGTAGTTGTTACCGAACGACACCGTGGCACTTTTCACTTCTACCGTGTTGGCTGGCGCTGGATAGAGATTACGCAAGTATTCGGTGACAAGCAGTATGAGCTGCGCATCACTCTTGCCCAACTCTGTCTTAGGAAAACCGGTAGGCAAGCCTGCGTAGTAGTACTTCTTGGCGTAGTTGTAGCCTTGGGTCATCTTCACCCCTCGGCCATCGAAAATCGTCTTGTCGATGGCTCGAGGTTGTGAAGTTCCCTTCATGCTGGCGGTGATGACAGCCGCTTTCACCAGGTCTGGAATCTTGTCAGGCTCTTCCCCAAGGGGGTAGATCACCGACGAGACATAGACTGTAGTTTCACGGCTGAACAGTCCCATTACTGGTCACCGGGCGTATTCCAGTCAGTATCCTGAGACGGAGCACCCGTAGCCGGCGTATCAGCACTGACAGCAGCGTTCGGCAAGCCAAGGTCATTCATGTACTTGTTGGCGGCAATCATGAGGTTGCCAGCCAGCGGACCCGGGCTCTGTACGGTGTCATCCAGCGCCTTGGCTGAAGTCCAGAGGTCAGCCAACAGCTTGACGCCCTTGTTCTTGCCGTCGAGCTGGTAGCTCTGGATCTGCTGCTGATACAGGCTCTTCTGTACACCAATGACGCCTGCCACTGCCGTAAGGTCAGTGTTGGTGTCGTAGGTCTGGGCACGCTGCACATTGACCTGTGCGTCAAGCAGATTCTGCTGCTTCGTAGCCGTGACCAGAGCCGCTTCCTTGAGATCGAAGTCACGACCGGTGTGGCCAGCCGGAGTACCCCCACCTGGAAGCGTGTCACGCGTCTTGACGTAGGCTTCGTCGTAGTTGGCCTCGTTCACAGCCTGCTGTGCTTCGAGGGTGTTGATCTGCTGCTGTGTAAGCACCAGCTGCATCTTACCGTTGGCATAGGCCGTCTGAGCCGTCAGCGAAGCCACCTGAGCCGTGTATGCCTCAGCTTGGGCTCGGTAGGCCATGAGCTTGGCCGTTTCCACTTCTGCGACGAGCTTGGCACGCTCGAGATAGGCATTCTGGGCCTGAATCTGAACCAGCTTGGCTTGCCAGTAGGACTGCTCGTTACTGAGCAAGAATTGAACTGCCTGAGGCAGGACAGCTTGAATGGCAGCGATGTACACCGTCGCCACATCACTCTGGCCGATCAGATTCTTCTTGTACTGGCTCTCGATGTGAGTGCTCAAAGACGACATGATCTTGTCGAACACGCCAGTACCAGCAACGGCACCGGAGGTGAGATCGTCGACCGAGGGTTGTGTCACCGCTTCGGAGAGGTCGGTGGGTACGGTACCCACTTCTGGGATGGTGACAGTCGGAGGGGAGCCCAACGCAGGAATGGCCGGCAGGCCGGCGATCAGTCCACTGAACAGTGTCCCAGCTTCGGAGAGTGCTTCAGCTGGTGTAGTGTAATCAACGGCCATGAGTTGGATTCCTCAGAAATGAAAACGGGCCAAGGGAGGTAAAGCCCCTGGCCCGGGAGTGTAGCAGAACCGGTTTACTTCGCCAGTTCGTTGCCCTGCAACTGCAGCTTGGCGAGCTCTTCCAGCTCTTCCTGGGTCGGCATCGGGTGATACTGGATGGCGTACTTCTTGAGCCACTGAGTGTTCAGGCGCTCAGGAGTTCCCGGGACACCGGTTGGCACCATGCTCGAGCGGCAGAACATCTGCGCTTCCATGTGCTGCACCAGAATCTTGGGCATGTACCACTTGTAACCAAACGGGATGGCTTTGGTGATCTGGCCCAGCTTCCGGTTGCCCACACTGACCAGTACACCCGTGGTCTGTGCATCGGCTGGATCCATGGAAGTCACCGTGATGGGAATGAGAGCGACAGCTTCCTGGAGATGCCGTGCCTCAGCTTCCTCAGGAGTTTCCTGCTTGGGCGCTGGTTTGGTTTCCAGCGTCTCTTTCTCGGATAGGAACTTGTCGATGTTCTGCTGGATGGTTTCAGCCTTCTGGGCCGGATGAAAGGCAACCCCAAGCTCTTTGGCTCGGGTACGGATGGTTTCCAGGTCAAAGTCCATGAGTGGTGTCCTCTGTGAATGAGGGCGTCATTATGCTGGTAAATCATTAAGAATTCAACGCAAAAGAAAAGGGCCGGTATTGCTACCGGCCCCTTCCTCACTCACGGACCCAGGTTAGACCGGGGCAACACCGCGGAGCAGGCCGATCCAGTCGCTACGCTCGATGAGCGTGGCATAGTAGAACTGGATGGAGGCCAGACCCTTGTTGCCGTACGGGTTGTCGAGGGTAACCATGTCCTTGCCCGGGGGCTTGATGACCAGATTGAACTTCGGCGCTTCCGGCGAGTTCGTCTGGAAACCAATCGAGGTGAACGACTCCGCGCAGACCGCGAGGCAGTTGAACACATCGTACCGGCTGGACGTAGCGTAGTAACCAGGATTCGACGTGACCGAAGCACCGACCGGGCCAGTGGCCGAACCGTTGTGCTTGATCATTTCCTGGTGGACGATCACACGGAAACCAGCAACCGCACCGATTTCACCTTCGAGGACGGTCGTCTGAGAAGCATACTTCTCAACCGGCACGAACATCTCGGTGTCGTTGCTGTTCTTCATTTCCATGAAGGTCGTGGTCAGCTCAGGCGGGATGAACAGCGCACGAGAGCCGTTCACGGTCGCCGTGTCCGTCAGGGTCGAACCCTTGAGGATGGTGAACCGCTTCGGGGCGCGATTGCTGTCCAGCGCGATGCTGAGGCGAATGACATCGTTGTAGTCGATGATTGCCGCAACACCCGCTGCACCTTCCGCCGACACCGTGGCCAGCGACGTAGCGGTACCCGCATAGCGGACAACACCAGCGCCGTTGATCAGGTCGAGCTGCAGGAGGGCTTCCTTCAGCTGCTCAGCACCCTTCACCAGCTCATCGGTGAAGTGGCTGCGCATCTGCATGTCGCTGTCGAACTGCGTGGACTCGTCCGTCCAGTCAGCGAAGAAGCCAACACGCGTCAGGCTCGCAGACACGGCCGTACGGGTGATACCCACACGGTTGACGCGATCTGCACCTTCCGTCACGAGCGGGATCTTCGCCGTGATCGTGCCGAAGTCACGGCTCGAGCCGTACAGGTTGCCGTAGCCCGGGTTACCACCGGCAGCGCCCGTCAGAGCCGCACCCGAGGCATCGATGCCCTGGAGGTTCTGGTTCAGGTCGCTGAGCAGCGGGTAATAGCGGTACTTCGTGAAGGTCTTGCCGTAGTTCGCCGGCTGGTTCTGGACCGAAGAGAGCTTCGAGAAGTGAGAGTACTTCACTGCCTCGATGATCGCCTTGCGATTCAGGTACTTGACGACTTCCTGCGAACCAATGTCGCTGGGGGTGCCCGGGGGGGCATTATATTCCATAGCCATGATGCGTCACCTCAACTGTTACATGCGAAACGTTTTTCGAAAGTGCGCCGAAAACGTCTCGTCATCCATTTCGTTGATGTCCACCTGAGGCTTGGCACCGGGGGCAGAAGCCTTGGTCGGTGCGGCTGCGGCGGCCTTCTTCGAATTAGCGGGAGGCGTTGGCGTCACAGTTTTCTGGGCGACAGGAGTTGGTGTGGCAGTCGTCCCCGGAGGAGGACCAAATCTGCCAGCCTGCATCATCTGCTGACCCACGCGGGTGTACGACTGAAGGAAGGTTTCGCCGGCCGGGAGGGTTCCAAGAATTTTTGCCCGGTTGAGCTCTGCCACAATCAGGTCGTAGCGACCCATTTCCTTCTGCTCGGTCAGGACTTGCAAGACTGCGGGAGTTCGGTAGATCTCCGCCTTGGTCGCCTGATCCCAAGCCTGTGCGTCAGTGAGCACTTTCCTTCCGGCTTCAGTGGCTGAAAGATCGGCCACAGTCGACTGAAAGACAACCTGCTCGTCTGTTACACGGTGATCCGAAGGGGCGTAGGTGCTTGCCTCGGCTGAATCCAAAGATAATGGATCCACTTTCACTGAGTCAAGGAGTTTCTTAATAGCCCCAGGTTTACCGGCTTGAACATCGATGAGATGGCTTAGCTTCTCTTCATCGAGCAGGCCGTTGTTCCGGAGCATTTCAACGTACTTGAGCTCGTTGTGAATGCGATTGAGCTTCGAATGGAAGCCCACACCCTTCTGAATGAGGCTGATTGCCTCTTCCGGGTTGTTCAACACGATGTCCTGGCCAGCCGCACGAATGGGCTTGCCAAAGAGCTGTTCATAGATGGCCTTGTAGTTCGGCTCTTCCTGGGGAGAAGCTTCACCTTCCGGTTTCACAGGCTCATCTGGTGAGCTTGGCGTCTGAGGCTCTGCCGGCGCTGTGGCGACAGGTTCACTGGGCGGTGTTTCAGCCACAGGAGCTGCCGGAGGCGTTTCAACCACAGGCGGGGTTTCAGGAGCCGGGGTAGCAGGCGGAGGCGTCTCGCTGGCCTTGATGGTTGCCTCGAGCTGCTTCTCGAGTTCCGGGGCTTGAGCGAGAAATTCTTCGTCAGAGAGGGTAGGCATTACTGTCCATCCTGTATCAGCTGTTGGTAATTCAGAAGGTCAATCTGGGCTTGCTCTGCTTCAGCCGCCACCCGATCGAGATAGGCTCTGAAGACTTGCACGCCTTTCAGGAACGCAACAGTACCACTTTCATCACTGTTAATGTTAATGGAATGTTGAAGAACAGCGTCCCTGAGGAACCCATCCGCGATGAGACTGCGGAAATCGGGGTTGTTGTTTAGGAGCGTATTAAGGGAGCCACCCAGCCGAATACGGCGGTAGCACTCCGCAATCTCTTGGTCATACATACATTAAGCACCCTTGCTGAGTTGCGTATACCCGATGGCCTCATCCACTCGACCCAAGTCGAGCAAGCCCTTGGTGATGGTGAGATCCTGGTTGGCCTCACCTTGCGCTTCCATCTTGGCCATCTCACGGACATGCGCTGTGCCAGTGCCCTGTTCGACAGTATCAAGACTCTGCTGATCGGTTTTCGCATTGAGCAGGCGGGTCTGAGCCTCGTAGTACGCTTTCTTGGCCAGCTCTGTTTCAAGCTCTGCCTTGAGCTTAGCCACTTTGGCTTCGGCTTCAGCCACGACAAGCGGATCCGGCTGCGGTTCGAAGTTGGCAATGTCATGAGCCAACTCAGGCATCTTACGAAGACGGGCGATCTCCGCCATGATCTTTTTGGTGATGTTGAAGTCGACGCTCGGGCCAACAGTCTGCAGCACAAAGCTGAGTTCCTGGGCCTTGAGGTTGTCCTCTTCGGCCGACGAGACATCAACCGTGATATCAAACTTGCCGTTGATACCGTCTCGAGTGATGGCTACGAACTGATCGTTGGTAACACGAACGATCTCTTCATCCGCCAGGAAGTCCTTCGACATGGAGAGAAACTTCTGGCCGATCTTCGCCACACCTGCGGCATAGCGACGAAGGATGCTCATCTCACGCTTGGCAGAGGCGGCCAGCGCCCCCTTGATGCCGGCCGCCACATCCCCCAGCGAACCTGCATTGATGCCACCACCAAACACCTGCACACCGGTCAGGCTCTCAGCATCCATCAATTCATGCTGAAGCAAAGCCATCGCACTCTGAGGAATCTCAGGGTACTTGTGCATGATGATGAGCTGTTCCGGATTGCCCATTGCCGGGTTGTATTCGTAGTCCTCACCATCATCGAACTTGCGACGATTGGGAGCATCCAGGAACTGTTTGGGCATGCCCTGCTGTCCGTTCGCGGAACGACCCAACAGATCAATCATGCCCCGGGTGAGAGCACCCACCGTCTTTTGCTGCTCGATGAGCAGTTCGCCGTCCGGTTCGCCATACCACTTCTTCGGCATGGGGTTGACCGGGATGATGACGAACGGAAACTCCTCGTCGCTGAATGGGCTGTCTTCCAGCTGGAGCATGATTCCGTTGGCCCAGACGGCAACGATCGGCTTCAACTGCCCGTTGTTGTTCACATCCCAGAGAGCGTACATTTTGTACGCCACGAAACGCTTGCGCTCTTCGTCACTGAACTGGAATGAGTTGGGTGTATTCGAGTTGTGCTGAGCTTCGCCAGACGCTGCAGACGCATTGGTGCTTACAGCGATGTGGTCGATGTTCTTGTAGCGACCATCAGCCCTGAGCTCACCCTTGCTCGTCTCGAACGAGTAGGCAATGAAACGAGCATCTCCCAGCTTGCCGTTGCAGCTCGGATCCACGAACAGATTCATCAGGTCGATGATCTGTACCGTGGGATGGTTCTTGATGATCTTCTCGGTGAGAACCGTTTCTACCTTGGTCACGACACCGACGACTGGAACGCCATTGGCCTGGGAGTAAACCACTGCCTCTTTGCGTTCGACCGGCAGCTTGTTGAACTCCAGGGGATTGGCCATGAGCTGCATGTCAGCTTGAAGCTGCTGCAGCATGTCCTGACGTTCCGGGGGAATCGGGAAGAATCCTAGCGTGGGAATCTCCGTGGGAACCATCTCGGTAATACGCTTCCAACCCACCTCAGCAACCACGGTTCCTTGGTTGTCACCAACACGAACCATCTCATCGATGAAAGCCACCTTATCGACGTAGGTATCGAACTGGTGGTTCAGCAGCAGTTCGGCCTGTACCGCACCCTGCTTGTCTTCCCATGTACGCGGAGACGCCTGAAACAGCTTGCTCGAGCTGAGGAACGGCTCCGACATGGACGGATGGCGCCATTCAGC